ATGGCTTCATTTAGACAACGCAACGACACATGGCGAGCCGAGATAAGTGTAAACGGAATTCGCGAAAGTGCAACCTTTGATACAAAAGCACAGGCTAGGGCTTGGGCCTCAAAACGTGAGACTCAATTACGCGAACAGTCACATGGAAAACTTCCGGACCATTCATTTTTAGAAGCAATTGAACGCTATCTTAATGAAGTAAGTATAAAGAAGAAAACTCATGAGAATGAAGTAAAGCGAATGGCTTTCTTTAAACGTGAGTATAAAAAGCTTTGCCAAAAACAATTAGCAAAGGTTACTACTGATGATTTAGTGCAATGGCGGGACTCCCGGTTAAAAGAGGTGCAGGGCGCTACTGTCAGACGTGAAGCAAATATTTTAGCTTCTTTATTTACTGTTGCCCGGAAAGAATGGAAGTGGATTAAAGAGTCTCCAATGGCCGACTTGACTTTGCCACCACCTTCTAAACACCGGGATAGGCGAATTGCTCAAGATGAAATTGATAGATTATGTCTTGCAGCAAATTGGGATAACAATGTCCCGGTAAACTCTACGCAGCAAATTATTATTGCCTTTCTCTTTGCGATTGAGACAGCTATGCGCGCTGGTGAGATTGTTGGCTTGACTTGGGATCGTGTTTATTTAAAAGATAGATATTTAGTTTTAAATGAAACAAAGAATGGTACTAAACGAAATGTACCACTATCTAAGCGTGCTGTTGAGTTGCTTACTTTATTAAAAGGTCTTGATAAAAAGCAGGTCTTTACTTGTAATTCCCAAAGCTTTGATACGCTTTGGCGTAAATTGAGAGATAGATGTCAAATCACTGACTTGCACTTTCATGACACACGCCATGAAGCTTGTACACGCCTTGCAAGGAAATTAGAAGTTTTAGACTTGGCCCGTATGATTGGGCATAAAGACTTAAGAAGCTTGATGGTCTATTACAATGCTACTGCAAGCGAAATTGCAACGAGGCTAGATTAGCCCCGTTTGCGTGGTCTTCCTTTCTTTGGCTCATCATCCGATTGTTCATTCAACCAGTTTGATAGCTCTGCCAAGTTCCATCGTCTTCCTTGACCGCACTTAATAACATAGCGCGGTTTAGGGAAGGTTGGCAGGCAGCAAACTGCTGCCTTAAAGTGTACATCTCGATATCCCAAGAACTCAGCAGCTTGAGAATCATTTAGCCAAATATCAGAAGGTGGTAACGCTACAACAAAGTTACTACCAATATTTGCAATCGCTGTCATTTCACCCCTCCTTACTTTCCGCTTTAACTTCACTCATTATTCTCTCTCCCATTGTTTGCGGTCTTTAATATGACCTTCTAAAACAGCTTGAGAGATACGAATCTTTTTAATCTCAAAACCGAAATTACCCTTTAAAATCATTTCATTTGCTAGCTTTTTCACCTGCTCAATTTCATCCACTGAGAAGTAAGCAGTATCATCAAAGCCGAGCCAAAACAGCTCTCTGGTTTTATAACAATCCACCTTTTCGGCATCTTCAAATTTTTGACGAACCTCTCGGCATTCCGACTCGATAAAGCGAACATCATCAAGACTTAGATTTTCAAAGCGCACGTCAAATGACTCCATTAACGTGCGTAAATCTAGACCACCGTCTTTGAAAGCCTTGTCGAACAATGCGTGAATTCTACTCATCCCTCAGCTCCTTCAACCTTCATAAAAGTAATCCAATGTGTATTGCTCCGTTTCCCGCTAATGTGGCCAAACAATGGTTTTTGGTCTGTCAGTTCTAAAAGTTCACCAACTTTGATCTGTGTTTCGTTCCATTTGAAAATTAAAACACCACCATTGGCCAACACACGAAAGCATTCTGCAAAACCTTTGCGAATATCTTCGCGCCAATCTTCTGACAACTTTCCATACTTGGCAGCTAACCAACTTTGCTTTCCTGCTTTCACCAGGTGAGGAGGGTCAAACACAACTAAAGTAAATTGGCCATCTTTAAAAGGCATGTCACGAAAGTCCATCATCACATCCGGCTCAATCACTAACGAGCGACCATCACACAATGTATGTTCTTCTTTCCGAATATCGCCAAACACTACATTTGGATTTTGACGATCAAACCAGAACATACGAGAGCCGCAGCATGGATCTAAAATTTGTGCATTCATCCCTCAGCTCCCGATTCAATATCCAACTTCATTGCACCTTCTTCAGGATATTCGGTCATCCAAAAGTAATAGCCTTTGCCACTGTGTCCATCTTCAAAGAATTTAATAGTTAGTTCAGTTTCAAGTTGATCTAAATCATTTTCACCATCTGGATTTACAAATTCGAGAAGGCTTTTTAATTGGTATCCGTTAAGAGTTATGCTCATTGTTCAGCTCCCGATTTGCTTGCGTCATACATGCTTTTACATTGTTTGGCTGCTTCTAGGGCAATCGCCTCTGAATCAAACAATTTCCATGCAATATGATCATCGTTATCATCCCAAACTCTTGCAGCGTATAAAGTCTGACTTTGAGTAATTAGATACTCTTTATGTTGAACCGGTTTAACTTCACCAATAGTTAATTCACAAAGAGAGCCGTCAATACCATCATGATCCAACCATAGGCCTTCATCCTCATCAAGATACCAGTCTTCGATATTTTTCTTTTCAACAAGCATGTGTGTATCTGGCACCGCCTGAGCTTTGGCTTTTTCTTGCCATGCGTACCATGAGTGAGCCATGGTCATATCCTCAAAGTTGCCATCTTCATCTCGTTCAAACATCCACATAGGGCAGCCATTCTTTTTCATGGCTTCGATGAAGGCTTTTAGTTCTAAATCCACATCCATTGTCATTCTCCCTACACCACTTTCCATTCGCCATTACACCAAGCGTCTTCAAAGTCTTCTTTTGCAACTTTCTTCTTCAAAACAATTGTCTGGTCCTTAACATCTGAGAAGTTCATGTTGTTTGATGCCCAGTCGCGAATTTCGTAATTGTCAGAAGCAAATAAAGGCAATGTATCTTCAATTAAGCTAAGTGTGATATCGCCATTAAACTCATCCGCATAATGCTCTGCACGATTGCGGGCAATCACTTCAATTGGCACTCCATAATCAAGACCGTCAGGCATTGAAACAATCAAATACTTTTCAAACAAAGGATGATCAACTACTTCTATACAGTCATCTAGTTCATTCTGATTTTCGTTATATTCGTTTTCTTCTTCCCAAATCTCACAAGCTTTGTCTTCATTTTCAGCTTCAATAATTTGAGATTTATTTTCGTGATAGAGGGTGTATCCATCTTCATCACAAACACGCTCTAGCCAAGTTAATTTAAATTTTTTCATGCCTTCGCTCCCAGCCTCTCTTTCATTCAATGTCATGCTGCTGCTCCCAATTCTTTTAATGCCTCATCAATACATTTGTTGAATCGGCGAACATCGTTTTCAATTGCTTCAATGCCTAAGTCTTTAGCAAAGACACGGATAATTATTAGCTGTAGAGCTTCTGGTAGACGTGGGTCATAACTAATAAAGTCACACCATTCACGACGAGTACAAGACAATTGACTTGTAATCTGTGGAATGTATTCGTCCGGCACTTGCTTAGTCAGAAGCGTATTCAAATGCGTTGTAGTGTCAGGGCACTTAGCTTCGATCTGACCTTTATCACCAACAAGCCCGTCCGGTGACGCGCCGAACATTTCAATGAAAGGGTGGTCAATTAAACCAGTGCTAACTACAAAGTTACCCGTCTCATTTTCATAAGCTGCGATTGCATGAGGCTCGTTATCGATACCCCATTGCATAGCTTGGTTAGTGAAAATTTCCTTCTGAACGCCAGTTAGGCGCTCAGCTAGAATTGTTAAACCCAATGCATTTAAAGCTTTGCCTTTAGCAGGTTTTGCATTTAAATCTTTAACTCGGCTTGCTGTGACTTTGCCACACCGTTCTGAATGCCAATCATCACTACGCTGGAGAATGTTCATATGTTTCTCCTTGGCGTTGTAAAGCTTGGTCAGCGAACTGAGCAATTTCTTTTAAGCTAATTGAGTGAACTTCCCACAAGTGCTTTTTGAGATTTCCCTTTGGTATAGCCACATATGCAGCTTGCAAGCGTTCAGTACCGTATTGAGCTTCTGATTTAAGCGTAGCTAGATGTTGGTCTTCAAAAGCTTGGTAGCCTTCTGGAACTTCACTAGTAACATCCTTAATAGGCTGCCCACTTTCAGCGATGCGTTCCGCTTCATCTTGATCATGAATACCAACAAAACCAAATGCCAAACGTGCACATTGAATAGTTGCTTTGTGACGCAAGAAGCGAGAAGGGTGGCTCTGCCAAGGTCCATCAATTAAATATCCATTCTTAGACTTAATTGGGGCGCGATAACACTCAGCCAAATATTCACGAACAACAGTAGGATGGTCGCGGTCCTTACGGTAGATAATGCATTCCACCCATTCAGGTGCAGCAACTTTCGCACCCTCCATCTGAACCATGTTTTCTGAAAACTTAAATTCCATGCCGTTGAAGTTTGAGTTTCCGTTGATAATACGGGACCAGCCATCCACACCAACAACTGGAATAATCCCTTTGTTTTTATCTGGAAATGCATAGATCTCTTTGGTCCATGGGTTCAGCTTGTATTGACCTGCAACAATCAAAAGAGAAGCCATTTGTGCATCAGTTGCAGGTGTTTCAGTGCGGAAAGCTGTTTGAATAAGCGTTTCCTTTAACTCTTGTGGATTAACATTTACCAAGCCAAGAGTTTCTGCAACGTTTGCAATCTGAGTAGTAATAAGTGTTCCGTTTACTGGCGCATTCATAATCTTTTCCTAATTCTTTGGTGGTTCTGGTAGTGGCATCCAGTGAGTTACTTTGCTTGGATTCATGAAGTCGTACTCACCTTCATAAACAACCCACACGCCATCATCTTGAATATGTCCAAACCCTATAGATGGGTGATTATCTGAATTAGAAATAATCACAGTGTTAGAAATTTCCATCCCTGTTTGGGTGCATTCGTGCTTACATTCAGGTAAGCGCTCCTCACAACTAATCCACACCATCACCCACCTCTCAACTCTTTGATTTTTTCTTCTCTCGCCAACTCTTCTAAATATTCGTTCAACTTAAGAATCTGAACAGAAGTAAGGGCAAAGGGCATACCTTCGATTGCATCCACATAATCAAAGTCATCAACATGTGGGCGGCTAGTTGAATCGACTGTCATCATTGTGTATTCGACATCTTTCCAATCTTGATAGTCCAAGCCTTCGCCATATTCGAAAGTGTCGTTTTTCTCAATACCTTTGACACTTGCCACGATGTAGATGTGTTCAGCGTTTTGAATTGATAAAGAAAATTGAACAACACCATCCAAAACATCAACATTCATCACTTCAAGGCTTGTGAAGACTGCTGCATCTAATACAGGGGTAACGAACATATTCATGAGTTAGTACCTCGTATCTTTCTGAGCTGCTCTACGACTTGCTTGATCTCGTCTTCGGTGCGCCAAATGCCAATAAATGTATTTCCTTTATCACCATGTACTTCGAAGGAATAACGACGATAGCTATCTGTTTTCCCGTCATCTAAGATGTAAACATGACAATCTTCTTCTGGCTCAAAAGGCGCTGGAATCTCCAACTCAAGCTTGATGGTTTGCGGTTTGAGGCGGAAAAATAACTTCAAACTGTTGTAGTCATCAGTTTCTGCTGTCTCTTCTGCAAGAATCTCTTCAGCTGAAAAGGTTGCAGTGTCATCAGCCCAATTAGATTTTGAAAAATTGGTTCTGTATTGAACATTCTTCCCATCCGCCAAAGCTCTTAACGCATCAGCCCCGCTAATCAAGCCTTGGGCTTTTAACTTGCTTTGTGCAACAAGGTCTCGGAGCTGGGGAAGGGTGAGTTCTTTTTTTGCATCACCAATGCCCATTGCAAGACGACCATCTGAATAAACAGTTAGGTGCGTACAATATCTGTCAATTGGAATATATGATTTTCCATGACGAAACCACTCATAACCCAACTCAAAAAACAACTCCTGAGCCTCTTTGCTCTCAGCTTCATCTTTAACTTTGATTTTGTAGTTATTCATTAGTTGCTCCCCTCAACCTGAACGCGGACATAAAGGTTTTCTTTTGCTTTGAGTTCGTTGACGTGTTGCTCGTCGGCACATGAACGAAGAAGACCAACAAACAAGAAGAAAACAATCCAAAACAATAAGAAGCCTGATGTGCCATCAATGAAAGCTTGCTTGATTGAATATTTATTCTGAATCATTGCTAGTCTCCTCAACTGGATGAACGTAGCTATCACACATATTCAAAAGCATTAATTTGTGTTGATTCCAGAACTCAAGTGCTTCGCTATCCATTCTAGTGATACGTGCATCATCAAATGACTTCCAATCAGCAACTGAATGTTCCTGGCATCCAATACGCATCTTTCCTAAGCCACTTATAATCACACCCCAACACAAGCCGTAGACGAATAGTGGTGCAGCTTTGGCACCGCGAAGGTTGGCATCGTAAAGGTCGGCACCGCGAAGGTCGGCACCGCGAAGGTTGGCACCGCGAAGGTTGGCACCGCGAAGGTTGGCACCGCGAAGGTTGGCACCGCGAAGGTCGGCATCGTAAAGGTTGGCATCGGCAGCTATCGCAGCCTCAACTGCATGACGAGCAATCATTCCTGATTCCATTCCTTCAGGAATATCACAGGTAAAAAGGACTTCTTTTGTCCAACGATTTTTAATTTCGAATTTCTGTGTCATACTATTCTCACTCATTGAGTAAAAGTCCCGTCGGTCAGATGTCAGGGACTTTTTTGTTGTCTGTGAGATAAATATTAGGCAAACCTAACTAACAAGTCAATAGGTATTCCTAATAAAATTAGATAAACCTAATTTTTATGCTTTAATAGACAAAAGAAAACCCACACGGGGTGGGTTGGATGGGGAAATATAAAAATAATTAAAACAAAAATCCAAGTTTTGAAAATAAATAAGACCAGTTACCACATTCAATATTTAGTTTTTCACAAATATTGGGAACTTTCATGTTGTGGCCTTGTGATTTAGCATCCCAGTTTAAAAAAGGATTTCTTTGCTCGCACGTTATAACACAAGCATCTGAACCATAATGATGAGCCAAACTAACAACATCAAGATCAGCGTAATTATCTTTTGTTACGTGGTGTGAATTTTTTGATGCATTATATTTTAATAACTCTTGTTTTAAACCAAGGATTGATGCTCCGTGTTCATTTGGCTTGATTTGATGAACGCAGAAACGATCAAGAAAGGCATGAAATATTGATTCATCATACTCATAGTCTGCAATCTTTTGTTCAATTTCATGCAAAACAGCTTCACACATATAAAACTTAACTTGGTTGGCTAGTCTGGAGCTTTCTAAAGAACTCCATATTTCCTTAAATATTTGTTCTGGATAATTTCTGTAACAAAAGTCTAATACAGCATTTGTATCTAAGCTAATTTTAATCATTATTAGAAGACCTTTTGCTGCAATTCTTTAAAGGCTGACGGTTTTGATGTCTTATGGAATCCAAGAATATTTTTGGCGGTATTGGATGATATGCGCTCTTGCCACATTGCACTCATAACTTTTTCAACAAAGTTGTAGCCAAAATACTTTAAGACCATATTTTCCTTCTTAGAACCGAACCCCCCACCATTTTCTTTGGGTTTGATGTAATCTAAATAATCAGCAAGCTGATCTTGATTTATTAATCCAAGTATTTTTAACTGAATGGCAATAGCTGCCTTGCTTGCTTTTGTTTGTTTTCGAATAAGAATAACATTCTCTTCGATGGTTAAATTTTCATTAAAGCAATCAGCCACAATATTTTTTGGGGCTAAAACATACCCTGTAACTTGATCACAATATTTTTCAAGACTATTGTCAGATTCTAGTAATCGCCCATCAAAGACACTACTACCTAATCCCAAATGGACAATTTCATGAACTAAAGTAAATAGCTTTCTAGATTGAGATTGTCCTGAGCTAAAAATGGCAATAATGGGTACCGCATCAAAATACAAACACATACCATCCGAGCCAAATTTATCACGCCCTCTATCTATAACTACTACATCCATGAGCTCTACAATGTCTCTCCAAGCATTAAAGTAATCATCTGAATTCTTGATTTTTTTGCTGTGTGTGTAAAAACCAAAATAGTCAATTATTGCTTGAGCATCTTCTTCTGCATTAGTTCCGCTAAGCTTCAAATCGAAAGCTTTAGGCTCTTCATTCAGAGAACTTAATATAGATATAAAGTTATCTCTAACTTGGCAAAATTCCTGCACTAAAGCATTTTCTTTATATCTATCTTCTGGGATATCTATATGATTTCTAAATTCTATTATTTCAGGCGTATTACGCTCATAGATAAAATTATCAGTTGTTAGATACACTGTTGGCACAAATAAAACTTTTGAAATAGTTTCTAATTGGCTCAGCTTAAATACTTCAACTTCATCCAAGGCCTTATTAATTTTGCTTTGAGATATCTTAGTTAAATTGGCGAGTGCACTCGCTGACACATTCATGTCAGTCATATAGCGCCTTAGCGCATTTGGTGAGTGTTTAACCAATTCAATAACCATCAGTCTTTAAAAGCCTCTTGTAGATACCTAGCATTATACTAGATTTATTTTAGCACTTGCTGAATTTAGCCCAATTAATTCCCAATCCAAAACCCCACAAAGCAGCGTAATGTCTGCCTTCACCTTATCCAAGGACTGTACCGGGTTCACAGCTTATTAATCTTTGGTTTTATTAATCTTTTGCCCAAGCTTTCCTTCTTTTACCAACTGCACGACCTGCTCATTAGTAAGCACAGGAATAAAGACCTTGTCGCCAATATCTTTAGAAAGAATCTTTACTTCTTCGGCTGTTAGCACCAAAGCTTCACCATGTTTCGCAGCATCATTAATACGGGCAATAATTTGATTGATTGGTAGTTTTGAGTTGTCCATAGCTTGACCTGTAGTTAATGCGAATAAGGGTGTTCTTGTCTATGCTGGCTTGGTGGAACAATGTCTGTAATGGCGGTAATGCTTTCAACTTCGTCCATTTCAAAGAAAAATCGCTCCCCACCATTCACGGCAAGTAGGCTTAAAACCCCGCCATTTATGCCGACAAATTCTTTAATTGTGCATCTTCCATCCTTCAAGCACACCTGAACAAACTCATTCGGCACGGGTTCTGCATCAGGGTCGCATACAACATACCAACCATTACGAATTGCTGGAAACATTGAGTCGCCAGTGCCTTTAATGCCATAGGCTCGTGGACCTGCTGTATGAGTTGGAACATAACCATCGCCAGCATTTCCATCGTAGCCCATATCTGTGAAGTAACCATCCATTCCCATCTTTGAATAGGCTTTAACAGGGACATATCTTTTTTGAATAGGGAAAGGCTTAGCTGGCGCTTGAACAAACTTAACAGCATCTTCACTATCTGGAATATTGTACTTTTGCTTAAAAGCTTCAATATCCAAGATGTTAAATTGCTTTTCATTATCAATCAGATCAGAACTATTTTTATTTTGTTCTGGTGTCGGTTCTCCTGCACCTGTTGCCAACCACAAAGCATTAACCTTTAAGTATTTTGCAGCTCTTAATAAATTCTCTCCTTCCATCTTTTTTGATTTACCTGATAGCCAATCACTTACAGAAGGGGGCTTCACGCCAACAGCTCGAGCAAGGTCAACCCCCTTAACTTTCTTAGGTGGCAAAACTTCCATAGCGTATTTAAGACGTTCAGCAAGAGTATTCATAAAACCATCCATACATTGTTAGGAAATCCTAACATAAATTAAATTAGGTATTCCTATTGATTTAAAATAAGGAATGCCTAATAATGTGTAAGTAAATTAGGAGCACACTATGAAAGACGCTGATCTCATAAAGGCTCTTGGTGGCGTGAATGCTGTTGCACGATTTCTCGATATCACACCACCCTCAGTTAGTGGTTGGAATGCAATTCCTCTAGACCGGAAAATCCGTCTAGCAGTCATTGCTGAAGATTTAGGGATTGCAACAAGGAAAGAAATATTTCCAGACGATTATCAAGATATCTGGATTGAACTCAGACCACGCAAGAAACCAAGTAAGCAACTTAAAGCATTAACCGCTTAGGAACCAAACCATGAGCAAAGTATCAACTGAATTATCCGCAAGGGCTAGAAATGAAGTTTCTAGAGTTTTGCAAGCTCTTGCATCAAGCAATCAAAGTCAGGTTGCTGAACAGTTGGGGATTGATCCAAGCACATTATCACGAATGAAAAATGATAGAAAATCCAATGGCTTGACTGAGCTTGAGAACTGTTTAGTGCTGTTGGACATTCTTGGATTCAAAACTGTCCTCAAGAAATATCGAATGATCAGTGAGGAGAAACTAAATGCGCTTTTTGTAATGTCAAAAGCGTGGATGGAAAGCAAGCAAACAATTGACGATCTTTTTCAAGATGACATTGAAGATTTCGGCATGTGTTTTGAGCTTGGTTACAAAGAAAAAGCCTGATTTTGTGGATCAGGCTCAGTGTTCAATCGGAGCGAACCAAATGAACTATTCAATATTAGCAGACATTGAACTAAATCGGAAGATTAGTTTGTTTCAAAAAGCGGTTGAGGCTTATGCAACAGAACGCAGTTTAAAAAACTCGATTGCTGTAGCTGAGGCTAAAAGTAACTTGGAGCGTCATTACTATGAATCCTACAGTTTTGCGGTTCACAAGGGAGTATGAGCATGAAGTTTATGAAGGTGCGAAATATGCACGCCAATATGGCGATCTTCAAAGGCTTTACGATGCTTCAAGTGATGAATTCTTCATTGAAGAAATCAACGATGCTTATGAAGAGTTTAAGAGGAGCCTAATATGAGCTTAGATGCAACTCTATGGGCTTGGAAGGCCCCTGTTAACTCTGCCACTCAAAGATTGGTACTTGTGTCTCTAGCTGATAGAGCAGGTGAGGATTTTACTTGCTATCCAAGCGCAGAAAGACTTCATAGAGACACTTTGCTAAACAGAAAAACTATTCTGAAAGTTATTTCAGATTTGATTGAATTGGGTCTTGTTTTGGACACTGGCAAGAAAATTGGTAACGGAGTGCGTGTACTAAAATTAGTTGGTGTTGATTGCCGTGAAAACCAACCAACCAGTACCGAAATTGGTACAGGTACCAAAATTGGTACTGGTACCGAAATTGGGATACCTACCCATCCCAAAAACGGGACCTCTACCCATCCCAATTTTGGGATACAGAATCTCCCAATGAATCTACCAAAGAACCTACCAAGAGAGAAAACCGAAAAATCAAAAGCGAAAAATGAGTATTCCGAGAATTTCGAGAAGTTCTGGTCTGCATATCCAACTTGTAAACGTAAATCAGACAAGTCTGGCACTTATAAAACTTTCACAAAGCATGAAGGAAGTTTTGCGATTGAAACACTTCTTTCAATTCTTGAAAAACAAAAATCTGATGTCTCTTGGACAAAGCAGGATGGTGAGTTTATTCCATCACCTAGCGTTTGGCTAAACCAAAAACAATGGGAAAACGAGTATTGGTTTCAGGTCAACAGCCCTGTGGTAGCTCCTGATTTCTCTAATGCCCAATTGCAATATGGAGACTGGTAATGAGTACAAACATTCAAAATATGACAATTGAGCAGAGTGTGCTAGTCGCTTTGATGACAGTGAGCCATTCCCTTGAGGTTGTCGCAAATGATCTTACTGAAGAACATTTTTACGCTGGTCGTCACAAGATTATCTACAAGGCAATTGTTGAGCTTGCTAATGCTGATAAGCCATATGACTCAGTATTTGTCTGCAAGCATCTACAAGAGCGAAACCTTCTCAATGATATTGGTGGAGAAGAGTATTTAATTGAACTTAACAGTGCGGTTGGTAGCGTACACCACCTGGAATATTTTGTTGCTGAGTTGAATAAACTTAAGCAGCATCGTGAAGTTGAAGACATTGGTCTCTCGATTGCGGAGTGCGCTAAAGATCTGACTATCACTGATGTTTACTTGGCTGCTGAGAATTTATTTAGTTCATCTAGTAATTCTATTGAGCAAAAGCAAACAGGTTTTGATTTTAACCAAGCTTTAGAAAAAACACTTGAGCGCTTTGAGAAAAAGATTGCTCAGAAGGAGCAAAAGGGCTTCATAGGTGTTCAGTTCAATATTCCTCATCTCGATAATCTTTTGGGAACAATTGAAAAGGGTCATTTTTGCGTAATTGGTGGTCGTCCGGGCAGTGGTAAATCAACTCTTGCTCAGATGTGTGCAATGCAAACTGCTAAGCGCTACAACATGCCAGTCTTGTTTATCTCTGCTGAGATGGATACGCCGACCCTAACTAATCGCATGATCTCAGCATTAGGTGCAATCCCGTATAACAATCTTCACAACGGTGAAATCTATGACGGGATGTTTGAGAAGCTTACTGGAACTATTGCTCAATTTAGAAACCTACCAATTTTTATTGAAGAAAAGCAAAAGCCAACGATTGCTGAAATCCAAAGTTATGCACGTAAGGCAAAGCGTAAGTACAAGGCTTTGGGTTGCATCATTGTTGATTATATCGGCTTAATCCGAGACCCATCTAAGAAGGATCGCGTTCAAGAAGTTGCATCAATCAGCCGTGACTTAAAAGCTATGGCAAAAGAGTTTGATTGCCCAGTAATTGCATTGGCTCAACTTAACCGTGGAGCAGAAGGACACAAGCCAGTAGCAAGTGATCTTAAAGATTCTGGACAGATCGAGCAGGATGCAGACCAAATCATCATGGTTCATCCATTACTCGAAAAAGAGACTAATGCGCCAACTGGTGTAACCGAGTTAATTATTGCCAAAAACCGTCATGGCAAGCGTGGATCTGTGAATGTTCAAGACCGTTTAGATATTTGCCGTTTCGTTGGGATGTCATTCCCAGTGGAAGAGAGAGGTGCAGCGTGAAAACTTTAAATAGAACAAAGAAATTAAACTTTGATGACCAGCTTAGCTTACTCGTGTTTGGCTGTCATGCATCAGCGCCTTTCAGTGTCAAAGACGTGAAGGAATCAGTGTTTGATTTCAATCGAGGAACCATCTACAGCAATCTTCAAAAATTTGTTGAATGGAAATATTTCGAACGTGTTGGGAAAAATCATTACAAGGCAACTCAATACGCAAAAGACATCCTGAATGTTAAAGGGGAGCTGAAAGCATGATCGAATTTGTAGATTACACATCAATGATGAAGCTGCGTAGAGCGTACAACCTCGGTACTCGTAATGAAGAAACAAGAGCAGCAGCGAACCTCTATGAGAAATTAAGAAAGCTGAAAATGCTAGACCAGCTTAAGCAGGAAGCCATTACTAAACGTTACAAGGAGGCGGTATGAAACCAGAACAGTTTATTCGTGATTTTGGCGAAAAGAAGGCAAGAGAGGTTGTTGAGGGGGCGCCAGGATTTCCAGTTTTCGGCTATTGCACTTTGACAGGTAACTACATTTTCAAAAGATCAAATGCTACTGCTTACTACCACAATGAAACTAATTCATGGTCAGAAGATTATGCGATTGAGTTGATCTTATTGGAAGACCTCAAGCGTCTTGTGGAGTCTTTGGACATTATCGAATTTCACGAAGGTATTAGTGGAGCAAAGCTAGTTTATAAGCTCAGACCATCAGATGCAGAAGGTGTTGATCTATGGGTGAGATTAGAACGCGCAATCAAAGACCACGAATCAATATACGGAGGCGGTCATGTTTGAACAAATATTAAAACACCGCCCTAAAGGTGCGACACATTGGCAGGCTGGATATTACTACAACAGTGATGAATGTGGGATTTGGTCTATTTGGGAAAACGGGAAGTGGCATGAAGATTTTAAATTTCCAGATGGTGTTATGACTAAGTTGCCAGAGGAAAAGGAGCCAGTCATGAGTGAGTTTAAAGCGGGTGACTGGGTTAAAACCCAAGGACATGTGGGGCTAATGGTGATTTACAAGGTGACTGGTGAAAAGGCCATCGTGGATGTGATTAGTAGAACAGGTAAGTCGATTGGGCTATCTGGATACAAATTATCTTGCCTTGAGCATGCATCAGAAGCTGAGATTAAAGCAGGCCACCGCATTGATAAACCATCGGATTCGAGGGAATTAGAAATCCTAGACAAGCCAGAAAACCACATTTCGCCAAACTGCAAAGTGAGTGATTGAGATGGATAAGTGCAGAGAAGAGTTTGAGAAATCAAGAACATTTAAATACTTCTATTCAGTGCTAATGCATTTCGATGAAGAGCTGAATTGTTACTCATCAGACAACAGTTTAAGAGTGCGAGATGCTGAGTTATTAACAGCGGCATGGTGGGCTTTTCAAGAGCGGCAAGCGAAAGTGGAGGAGCTGCAAAAGAGGATGCAATTCCTTGAGCAGGAATTAGGTGCATGTAAAGGGAAATCAATAGCAGCAATGGTAAATGGCATGTGTAAACAATGTGGCAAAGAACCATTGCAGACAATAGTTTCTGATAAAGAGGGTTATGTACTTCTACATTGTTTTGGATGTGGAGCAAACAAGTATGAATTGATTGGAGAGCAAGCGCTCAAGGGGGAGGCATGCCAATAACTTACCTTGATCAAAACAATCGTTATGTATGGACCACGATGTCACCAAAATGGATTGCTCCTTATTGCTGCAATGTTTGCTCTGAAACGATTCTAAAGGAAGGTAGTTGGCTTTGTGATTATCCAGTGAATGGCAAAACTTGTGATGGTGTGCTCTGCAATGTCCATGCCTACAAGATTGCTGAACAAGTTCCAATGACTGATCAGGATGGCAGCTTTGTGGATGATGTGCATGTATGTCCTGCTCACTACGAAGAATGGAAAAGACTCGGACAACCTAAGTTTTGGGAGCGTGACCAATGACCACATTCAAAGAGGCTCAAATCATCATTGGCATAGACCCCGACTTAGAAAAGTCGGGAGTTGCAATACTTGGAAGTGATCTACAGCTCAAAAATCTGACATTTCCAGAAACTGTGGAGCTATTCAGAAATGAGCAAGACAGCATTAAGAAAGTGGTGATTGAGGCAGGTTGGGAGAACAAGAAAGCCAATTTCAGAGTTGGTGGTAATCACTCAAGACAAGTGAACGAGCAAATCGCTAGACGTGTTGGGATGAATCATGCGACTGGCATCTTATTAGCAGAAATAGCACAGGCTTTAGGCTTAGCAGTTTTATTAGTAAAGCCGACTAAATCAAAACTTAATGCAGAACAGTTCAACAAGATAACCGGGTGGCAAGGTCGCACAAATCAAGAGGTTCGTGATGCAGCAATGTTGGTTTGGGGTATGAAAGGGAAGAGGGTGGCGTGATGGATCTTGAGTGGATTGAGAAACAACGACGAGAACTGGAGAAGCGCTTTAATCCTGAGCTTCATAGATTAAATGAACTAGCTCGACAGAAAGAACAAGACGAATTGTATGGAGAACTTTTAACGCCTAGATTCAACACTATAGATATCAATGCAATTCGCAAAAGAGCAATACCACAAGAGCTTTGGAAAGATCAGAAGCTCAAAGAGCTTGAAGATGAAAACAAAGAGCTTAAACGCAAATTAGCAATGCAAGTATTGAAGTATGGGTGATCAGATGAACCTAAAAGACGACAAAGGCTTGATGTGGGTGCTATCAGGGTTCCCACTCATTCTAATCGGATGTATCGGTAAGTTAGTAAGTATTTGGATGTAGGGGTAAGGGCATGAATGCAGTAGTAACGGAAAAATTATCAAATCTTGAATGGGTTGGTCAGCAAATGAGAGCTAAGACAGCAAGCTATGAAACGTCTACTGCATCGACAGGTGAGAAGGCGCCAACATGGGAAGAGCGTTGCGGGGCAATTGCTTCAATTGAAGATGAGGCAACCAAATCTTATTGTGAGATATTGGTTTGGGGTGATTCAAGAGATACGACTCAGGCATTCAAGACGCTTGTAGAGCATATTGGTGAAGTATTGTATGAAGCAGCAAGCAAAGAGCGTCAACGTCATCACTTTGATTTGGAGGAGTTCTGCTTGAAGGTGGCACGCATGCAAGTGTTCTTCATGATGAGACCTGAAATTAAAGAAGATCGTACTTTGCAAGGGCAATTAAAGTTCTGTGGTATTACAGAGATCAAAGCAGATACTTACAGTAAGAACTATGCATATCTTGGCGCAATGGTTGATATTATTCTTAAAGACATGGAAAGCGAGATAGATTTTTATGTGGGCGAGTACAGAAAAAAGCTAAATAGAGTAATGAATTGACAGCTAAACGGATTTAAGGTAATGTTTTTCTATACTGGTCGTATTACGGATTTCCGAAGACCAACACCTCAAAGCTCATCATTCGATGGGCTTTTTGCATTTTGGAGGTCACATGCTCCGAATCATCAAGCAAGTATTTTGCATTCACGTATGGGAATATGACTCAGACATGTTTAATCAGAAAGAATGCAGAAAGTGTGGAAAGGTTAAATGTTATTAGCTTAGCCATTGGCAAGTTAGTTGTCGAAGACTGACAGTCTTTAAGTGTCAAAGTTCACAGCCTCAGTATTTACTGGGGCTTTTTCATTACTAGGAGAAAGAACTATGTTAGTAGCAAAATTAATGAGCAGCGAAGATTTATCAGATAGCAATACATCAAAAGACTTTACACTTGTTGAGTCGCACGGACTGATTGATTGTGTTCGTGATAAAGATGGAAAAGGCACGATTGTAGTAATTGATGAATATGGCGCAGAGCGTGAATATCCAATGAACGGAAATGCATACATTCTGCAAAATGGCAAAACAATTGCAACTTATGCATGCAATCAATACGGTTAAATCTGTGTAGCCCCGCCGATTGGTGGGGTTTTCTTTTTTGGAGAATAAGAAATGCGAATGAGTCGAGTGTTATTAGCAGCAGCAACAGGGATGATGGCATTTAAACCAAACTTTGGAACTTTAAGCGCTATTTCTGCCATGGGTGGTGAAGCTTCTCCATTTGCATTTACACCCAAGCCAGCAACAAGCAAACCTAATAAATTAAGCCAGAAGAAGAAACGTCTTATCGCTCGTCGGCTAAATAAACATAAGTGAGCTGCGTATGGACACAATCGAAGCGAAGAAGAATTTAGAAATCTATAAACGTAATCTTAGCCGGTTAGAAAACTATAACCATTTATTCAGCAGCCATACGTTTAAGACTGAATGTCAGCGTGAAGTGAATACTCTCAGAACCAGAATAGAGAACCTAGAAAATGCGTTCGACAAAGAGGCTAAACGAAATAAGAGCGCTACCTTGCGTTAGATGCGGTAAGCCACCACCTAGCGAAGCGTGTCATGCAAATTGGTCGGAGTATGGGAAATCATTAGGTAAAAAGGCATCGGATGAATTCACGATTAGCTTATGTAGGTTTTGTCACCATTCTCTAGATACATATAAAAATCTAAGTCGTGAAGAGGCAAAAGCTCTTTTCAAAGAATTGCTCAAAAAGACTAACTTAATGTTAGAAATTAATGATTTAAGCGATACTTTTTAGTATAATAAATAAACGAAAAGCCTAGTTGCTGGTAACAACTAAGCCTTTCTAATCAACCTGTTAATTCGAGTAACAAGATGACTAAAAGAGATTATAAGCGACCTAAAGAACGTGGTCAAAAACACATGCCATTATTTCTTACTAAAGAGATAATCATTGAGCGCTTTAGGAAGAAACATGGGGATAGATATGATTACAGCCTTGTAGAGTTTAAAGGTTGTGACTCGTATGTATCTATCATTTGCAAAGAACATGGTGTATTCAACCAAAGGGCTGATGGACACGCGGAAGGAAAAAATTGCCCTAAGTGTGTAAAAAGACACAAGCCAACAACAAGAGAATTCATAGAGAGCTGTTTAAACATTTTTGGTGATCAATTTGACTATTCCAAAACAGAATACATAAACACAAGAACCAAGATAGCCGTGACCTGTAAAGACCATGGTGATTTTGAAATAGGCCCCTTTAATCATAAAAAATCAAAATTTGGAGGGTGCCCAGACTGTGCACCAAACAAAAAACATGATGTGCAAAGTTTTATTAAAAAAGCCATTAGCATACATGGCGATAAATATTCTTATATCCATATAGGTGATTTAAAAAATACAAGGGCAAAGATAAAAATTGAATGTAAAGAGCACGGAATATTCATTCAAATCGCAGACCAGCATATTCATGGTCGAGGATGCCCTAAGTGTGCAATGGTGAAAATTAAAGCGAAAACTTCATTAGGGCTAGATGAATTTATTAGACTGGCTAACCAAATTCATGATCATAAATATGATTACTCAAAGGTTAAGTACATAAATGGCTACACTAAAGTAAAGATTATTTGTCCAGCCCATGGGATATTTGAGCAAAGACCACATGGTCATCTTCAAACAAGAGGGTGTAAAGAGTGTGGAAATGAAAGTAAGTTTAACTTTCAAAGATCGTCCTATATTGAACATTGCGACAAAGTATCAAGGGGATTGTCTAATCTTTATGTGATCCTTTGTAGAAATAATGAAGAGGCTTTCTATAAAATCGGAATTACTCTGCATAGTGTGGAGAAGAGATTTAAAGGTGTAATGCCCTACAAATACAAAAAAGTAAAGTTAATCCGTGGTAACGCAAGTTTTGTATGGGATTTAGAAAAAAGACTTCATGGGATGCTTAAAGAATACGCATGCAAGCCCCAAATAAAGTTTGCAGGTGATACAGAATGCTTTTCTCAGCTTACCAAAGATGTAGAGAAGCTTTTGGATAACTTTGATAGCACCAATCAAATGCAGTTAATAGCTTGATTAAACCAAAGCCACCCTCGGGTGGTTTTTTATTGCGAGGTCAAAATGGAACCTAGATTCGTCATCAAAAACCATTCTGACATCGACTATGTGATTGGCTATCTCAATACTAATCACGCTAAAGCAGCGAGTGAAGGGAAGCCTTTGGTTGTTACGATTACTTGTAAGCAAGAAAGCCTTTCAGCAGCACAACGAAGATTATATTGGCTCTGGATGACTGAATACGGAAACTATAGAGGTCTGGATAAAGAAGAGGCCTCATCATTCTTTAAATACAAATATCTTTCAGTAATTTATAACCGTGACAATGTTGGTGAATATCCTGAAACCTTCAGGACTATGAAGGAACTCAAAAAGACGGGTGCAAGCCAATATGAGGCTTTGCGGCAGTTTGTTGCTAATAGGATCAGCATCACCGAAGCAACTACAAAACAGATGAAAGAGTTCTTAAATGATATCGAAATCTTTTGTCTAAAGGATGGTGTGAAGCTCACATGTCCAGATGACCTTAAATACTTAATAAATAGTTAATAAATATATATTTATGGTATAATAAATGAACAAACCCGAAAAGTGTTGGAAGCACAAATCGGGCTCTAATCATAATGTTATTAAGGGTAACAAAATGACTCAGATAGATATTAAAGAAAAAGAGAAAGCAGATCAAATACGAATAGAAAACTTCGTCAAGAAAGCTGAAAAGATACATAATTTTAAGTACGACTATTCAGATACGAAGTATAAAGGTTATAGGGTAAAAGTTGATATTTCCTGTCCTGAACATGGTGTATTCCAGCAAAGAATAGACTCTCACTTGAGAGGGCGGGCCTTGGTCTGGTGGACGTGGTGGAAAGTTGGCTAATAAAGCCTGGAGTCTTGATCGATATGATCAAGCTGAAGAGATGGGTTACAAAATAGAGCGCTTTCATCCAGATTCTGTTTTGTCGGGATATGTCATTAACTGGATTAAAGACGAATTAGCGAGAATTGAAGATGGATCAGATCAGACCATTTCCACCAACTGATTTTATTGATCAGGCTGAAGAAGAGGAAGCAATCCGTTTAATACCGGCACCAGACCTAAAGAAATGGGTTGTTGCTAATTTTCTTACGCTCGGTGGCCCTTTACATAACCCGGACCATGATCATATCGCTGAGCTGCTTCATGATAATGAAGAGTTTCTAGCATTTGCTTGGGCTTCTTCTGCTTATACGCGAGCTAAGCGTATGGTGTTGGGCCAATGTGAAAAGGTTATGTTTCAACAAGGCGGATGGAAGAAAGCTCGCCAAGAGCAGCAGATGCGGGATTGGTTCGGATTTGTGCCGACTTACTTAATCACTATCGACGCTACCTTTTGCGATAAAGCCAATGATAATGAGTTTTGTGCTTTGCTTGAGCATGAGCTCTACCACATTGGTGTAGAGCGTATGAAGACGGTGAGATTATTTACAGTGATCATACCGGCTTACCAAAGCACTATTTAGCTGGGCATGATGTCGAAGAGTTTATTGGCGTAGTTAAACGTTATGGCCCAAGCAAAAATGTTAAGCGACTTATTGAAGTCGCAAAGAATCCGCCGTTTGTTTCGAATCTTGATATTTCAAAATGCTGCGGAAACTGTGTAATCAATTGAGCCTAATGGCTCTTTTTTTTGCCCATTTTGTTATACGTAGTTATACGATGAGGAAGTTATGGCGACACTAAAAGAGCCTGTAAAAATCTTTATAGTTCAGTCTCTTGCTTGTCGTGATACACCTCAAGAAATAGCTGAACTCGTAAAACAAGAATTTGGCGTTGATATAGATCGTGTTCAAGTTGCAACTTATGACCCTACAAAGGTTGCTGGTAAGAACTTAAGCAAAAAATATGTCGAACTATTTGAAAAAACCAGAGATGAGTTTGATAAAGGCTTAATTGATATTCCAATTGCCAATAAGTTCTACCGATTGAAGCAATACCAAAGACAGCTTGAGAAGACTAGAAACGTCAAAACAGCCTTAAAAATTCTTGAACAAGCCGCTAAAGACATTGGTGGTCAATTTACTAATCGCCAAGAAATTACAGGCAAAGACGGCGGACCAGTCCAAACAGTTAATTCTGAAATTCCAGTTCCAATGGAAGATTACTTAAAAGCGCGGAGGGAAGTCTTAGATGAGTACTGATGCGGCTCGGGATAAAGCCATCCGGATCGAGGCGCAAGAAGATTTATATTTCTTCACAAGGTACATGTTTAAGGAGCGCCGTGGTTATAAATGGATGCAAAATTGGCACCACTTAGAAATCTGCGAAGCTTTAATGAAAGTTTATCGCGGAGAGATAAAGCGGTTAATTATTAACGTTCCACCACGATATTCTAAAACTGAAATTGCTGTAATTAATTTCATGGCTTGGTGTTTTGGTAAGAAGCCAGACTGTGAGTTTATTCATATCAGTTACTCGGCAATGCTTGCCGCAAATAATGCATTTCAGACTCGTAATATGGTTCAAGAAAAGGCTTATAAAAAGGTCTTTCCTGATCTTAAATTACGTGAGGATAGTAAAGCTAAGGATTTCTGGCGCACAGATGCAGGCGGAGTCTGCTATGCGACTGGTACTGGCGGTACCATTACAGGTTTTGGTGCAGGCAAAATGCGTGAAGGCTTTGGTGGTTGCATTATCATTGATGACCCACATAAGGCCGATGAAGCCAAATCAAAAACTATCCGTGAAGGTGTAATTGACTGGTTTCAAAATACTCTCGAGTCTCGTACTAACTCACCAGAAACGCCAATTATTGTCATTATGCAGCGTCTTCATGAAGATGATTTGGCAGGATGGCTACTAGGTGATAGAAAAGACGGCGTTCCTGTAGCTGGTGGTAACGGTGAAGTGTGGGAGCATCTATGTCTTTCGGCTATTCAAGAAGACGGATCTGCATTGTGGCCAGCAAAACACAATATTCAAAAGTTGAAGCAAATGGAGCAAGCTGCGCCATATGTTTTTGCCGGGCAATATAGACAAATGCCATCACCGCCAGCAGGCGGTTTTTTTAAGCCTGACAATATTGAAATTGTGGATGCTTTACCTGCTGATGTAGTGAAGCAAGTAAGGGCTTGGGACTTTGGCGCTACTGAGAATGAAGGCGACTTTACAGCAGGTGTTAGAGAAGCTCTTGGCGCAGATGGCTTTACCTATATCGTTGATGTAACCAAAGGGCAACTTGGTCCAGACAATGTCAATAAGCGCTTAAAACAAGTCACAGAGTTAGATGGGATGGGCGTAACGGTAAGGATTCCTCAAGATCCTGGTCAAGCTGGTAAATCACAAGCAAGTGCATTCGTAAAACTTCTTGCAGGATATGACGTCAAAGCCAAACCAGTTTCGGGAGACAAACTCACACGTGCACAACCTTTTGCGGCGCAAGTTAACGTGGGTAACGTGAGAATGCTTAGAGGTGATTGGAATAAAGACTTTATTGAAGAGCTTCGAAATTTTCCGAATGGAACGCATGACGACCAGGTTGATGCTGGTTCTGATGCATTTAATGAATTGAATGGAGGTTTTGAGGCCTTCTTTGCTGATATGGGATTTGCTCGATGAGTGACGTAACTTTTAAACATCCTGAGTATGTTAAAAACTTGCCATACTGGCAGAAGCTAGATGATGTGTGCGAAGGCGAAGATGCTGTAAAGGCTAAAGGAGAAAAGTATCTTCCGAAACCCAATGCTCATGATCAATCACCTGCAAATAAAAGTGCTTATCTAGCCTACTTAATACGAGCAGTTTTTTATGAAGTAACAGGTACAACATCTAATAGCTTAGTGGGTGCTGCATTTGCTACTGATCCTAGTTTTAAGTTTCCTCCAGAACTAGCTCACTTAGAACGTAATGCAAACGGCGCGGGATTAAGTGCTTATCAATTGGCACAGAACGGGATCAGACATTTATTAAAGCATTACCGATGCGCTCTATATGTAGACTACCCAGCAGTTACACCGGCACGAAATCTTGCAGAGTTTAAACAGCAAAAAGCTTATCCAATGATTCACTTACTGAATGCCATTGATGTGATCAATTGGGATTCAATGATGATTGATAACCAGAAAAAGCTTTGTTTAGTAGTCATCCGTGAATTTACTTCTGAGAGGGGCGGTGATGGCTTTAGTAAAACGGAAGTGGAGCAGTATCGTGTCTTAAGGTTAGAGCCTAATAGTGAAGGAGTTTACGCCTATTCAGTACAGGTCTATACCAAAGGCGATAAGGGCACATGGGTGGGAGGTGAAAAGAAATTTCCAACTGATTATAACGGTGATACCTGGTCATATATTCCTTTCACCTTTGTGGGAGCTATTGATAACTCTGAAGAGATTAAAAAGCCTCCATTGCTCCCATTGGCTAATCTTAATTTAGCTCATTATAGAGATAGTGCGGACTTTCAAGAGTCCGTTTTTTATATGGGCCAACCACAGTTTTATGCCAAGGGAGTTAATTGGGCTTGGTACGACGAGGCAAAAAAGCGTGGCATTTATATCGGTGCAAAAGTTCTATTACCTTTACCTGAAAACGGTGATTTGGGGATTGTACAAGCAGAACCAAATACATTAGCTCGGGAAGCTGCGAAGGATAAATGGGAACAGATGAAAGAAATGGGTGCTCGACTTATTGAAAAAGGTTCCGCAGCTAAAAAGACTGCTACTGAATCTAACAGTGATGACGCCGTGCAGCATTCCGTTCTTTCACTTTGTGTTGTGAATATGAATGAAGCTTTGTCTATGGCTTTACGTTGGGCTGCTAAATTTGTAGTACCTAATGTTGATGTTCTGACTAAAGATGAACTGATGTTCGAAATTAGTCAGGAATTTAACAAGCAAGGTTATTTAGCTGAGTTAGCTAGACAGTTATTTGAAGCAGCTCTACAAGGCCGATCTTCATTTAAATCGTGGTGGGAATACAACCAAACAGGTATGTTCCCTAAACAAAAATATGAAGAAGAGTTGCAGAACGTTGAAGCAGAGCAAGATGGGACTTTAAATCAAAAGGTAGAGTGAGATGGCAGCAGATATCGAAAAGCTTTTTGAAGCACTCACTCAGCATCAAGCTTACCTTTATCGTGCTTCATCAAAAACGGTAAATGAGTTATTGGCTTTATTCAATGATGATACGAGCAAGATGCTATCTAAGCTTCGGGATTTATTGGATGAGCTTAATGAGTCGGAGAAAGTTGCTTTAGCAGGTGGTAAATATACAACTTCAAACTTAAGGGAAATTAGGGATTTGATTTCCCAATGGTTTGCCAGTGTTAATTTAACATTACCTGAAGCTTTTGCCGTTTCAGCTACGGCGCTGGCTGTTTATGAGGCCAATTACGTAGCTAAGCTATATGGAGCAAAAATTAATAAGCCTGATGGGGAAAAACTATTCTTATCCGCTAAAAAAGTTCCGTTGGCAGGTGGCGCTCTTGTCGATGATCTGCTTTCAAGAATTGCTGAAAGTGCCCGTCAAAAGGTTGAGTATGCAATTCGAGATGGTATTAATTCAGGCAAAACTAACCAAGAAATTGTTCAGCGCATTCGTGGTACCAAACGGCTTAATTATGAGGACGGCATTTTAAACGGTACCAAGACGGATATTGAACGTACTGTAAGAACTGTACGGAGCCATGTAGCCAATCAAGCCTATCTAAATAGCTTCAACCAAATTGGCTTTGAATATGTCCGATTTGTTAGCGTTTTAGATGGGCGAACTTCTAAGCTTTGCGCTTCATTAGATGGTTCAGTGTGGGAAATAAATGATCCGGCAAAGCGTGTACCGCCGTTGCATCCCAATTGCCGCAGTATTCTGGTGCCCGTAGAGAAAGACGGGAAATTAGTTGGTGAACGGCCATTTGTCATGGACGAACGTCGAGTTAAAGACATTCCAAAAGATGAGCGAAGCCAGTTAATTGGACAATTGGATGCAAACACCACATTCAAAGAGTTCTTCAAGAAGACTGATGATTTCTTTCAGAAAGAATGGCTAGGACCAAAGCGCTACAAGCTCTACAAAGAAGGTAAGTTTGATTTTGATAAGTTCTTTGACCCTGAAGGGCGACTTTATACATTGGACCAACTACGAAAGTTGGATGAGCAGACATTTAAGGAGTTGGGGTTATGAGTGAATCAAAAGTTAGGCATTTAGTACTAAAAAGGGTTTCAGCTAAATCATCTCATCTCGCAATTTGTGATGAGGAGACAGGTATTCCCCTAGCTGGATTAACTTCTGTAAAAATGAATTGCGATGTTTTTAGTGGACCAGCGACTATTACCGCAACATTTGATGTGGGTGGACCTCAAGGCATCCGCTTAGTTGGTGATGAGCCAAGACAAGAAGTTTGGAGAGTAAAGGAAACCTAGCAAAAGGTAATACAAATGTCTGAAAAGCAGATCAATATGTCAGATGCTCAATATATCTTGAGTACAAAGAATATTCTTGTCCCATTTCTTCGAATCAAAATTTCAAGAGCCATGGCAATTTACGGGTATTCATTCGAAAGAATGAAAGCATTAACCACCCTTTAAGTAAAACTTAACTTTAACCGTAGCACCTTAAGGGTGCTTTTTTTGTGAGTATGAAAATGACCGAAGAAGTAACAGAGCAAGAGTTAGCTGAAAAGTCCGTGGCACCTCGAGTAACCAAAGCGCAAATTGATGCATTAATGGGGCGAGTGACATATACGGTTGAACAACGCCCCGGAGGCACGACTTCTACCTTTGTGCATGCATTTTTAGATGGCAAGTTTTTTCTAGCAACTGGATTTAGCGCATGTGTAAATGCTGAAAACTTTGATGCTGAAATTGGTGAGCGTATGGCGCGTGGTAACGCAGAAAAGCTCGCAGAAAATAAACTTTGGGAGCTAGAAGGCTACCGTTTATTTGCAAAAAATTTCTAAGTTTTTAATCGAAATTTAGCGTCCTTCGGGGCGCTTTTTTAATTCCTGCCGGAGGCGGATGCGGACGGCGTATCCGGGCGGATGCCCATTTTGTATATATAGGTTGGATGACCAATGAAACTTAAAACAGTAACAATCGACGGTAAAGTTTATGCGGAAGTAGACGGTGATAAGCCGATCTATATTCATGATGACGGCAAAGAAATGCCTCATGATGCACCTCACTCGGTAGCAACAATTGCACGCTTAAACAATGAAGCTAAAACACATCGTGAAGCCAAAGAAGCAGCTGAAAAAGCATTAAAAGCTTTTGAAGGAATTGAAGACCCTGTGGCGGCTAAAAAGGCCTTACAAACTATCCAAAATCTCGACGATAAAAAGCTGGTGGATGCTGGTGAAGTTGAGAAAGTGAAAGCTGAAGCTATCAAAGCAGTTGAAGAAAAATATGCTCCGATTGTTGAGCAACGTGACGCGCTAGAAGCCTCTTTACACAAAGAACTAATCGGCGGTGGTTTTGCTCGTTCTAAGTACATTCAAGACAACATTGCAGTACCTGTGGACATGGTTCAGGCAACCTTTGGTCATCACTTCAAAATCGAAGAAGGCAAGGTGGTTGCATACGATCCGAACGGCGAAAAGATTTATTCACGTGTCCGCCCGGGTGAACTTGCAAATGTTGATGAAGCTTTAGAGTCATTGGTTGGTGGATACCAGCATAAAGACTTAATTCTTAAAGGTGGTAAAGGAACTGGTGGCGGTTTTCAAGGTGGGGGCAAAGGTGGAGCGCCTGCAGGAATGAAACGCAGTGAAATGTCTGTTTCTCAGAAAGCTGACTACATCAAAGAACATGGCAATGATGCCTTCCTAAAACTGCCGAACTAATCATTAAAAATTTGGAGATAAGTAGTTATGACTACAACAGTTAATTCAGACATGATCATCTACAATCAATTGGCTCAAACTGCTTATTTAGAGCGTTTGCAAGATAATTTGAATGTATTTAACCAAGCCTCTAATGGTGCAATTGTTTATCGCAATGAGATCATTGAAGGTGATTTCAATAAAGAAGCATTCTACAAAGTGGGCGGTAGCATCAAACATCGTGATGTGAATTCAACCGCCAAAGTAGTTCCAGAGAAAATTGGTTCTGGTGAATCTGTAGGTGTAAAAGTCCCATATAAATATGGTCCTTATGCTTCTACTGAAGAGGCATTCAAACGCCGTGCACGTACACCTGAAGAGTTTGCCATGATTCTTGGTTATGATTTAGCAGATGCATTGGTTGCTGGTCGTTTACAGTACAGTTTAGCTTCTTTAAAAGCTGCTATTTCTAGCAACCCGGATATGGTTGCCCAAGGCAGTATTGCTGTAGATGGGCGTAAAGCATTAACACGTGGTATGCGTAAGTTTGGCGATAAATTTGGACGTATTAGTTTATGGGTAATGAACTCAGATACCTACTTCGATATTGTTGATGATGCAATCACTAAGCAGATTTATGGCGAATCTGAAATCGTTATCTATGGTGGTTTACCGGGTACCTTAGGTAAGCCGGTATTAGTTACTGATGCGGTAGGTGATGATGATGCATTTGGTTTACAAATAGGAGCTGTTACTGTTACAGAATCACAAGTACCAGGCTTCCGGGCGTATGACATCAATGATGAAGAAAACTTAGGTATTGGCATGCGTGCTGAAGGCGCGTTCAACTTAGATATTCTTGGTTATAGCTGGGATACATCAAAAGGTGAAAACCCTGACCTTACTTTACTTGGTTCAAGTGCCAACTGGAAAAAACATGCTACTAGCAACAAAATGACAGCAGGCACATTGCTTGACTTGTCTGGCACAACAACTGGTTAACTCATAAACATCTCACTATAAGAGGGCTATTAAGCCCTCTTTTTACATTAAAGAGAAATGCATCATGAAGCTAATTTATACACGTATTGCTGCTGCAGCTGCGTTAGAGGTTGGAACTATTGCCAATCCTGATTATTACGAAAATCCGAATCGAAGTGCTGAAGAAGTAATTATTTACGGTGATTACCCGAAAATCCAAAATGATTACGAAGCTTTGGATATTCCAGTTGAAGTTCGCAAACTGGAAGAGCCTGTAAAAACGACTTTGGCCACAGTAAGTGCCGTGATTGGAATTACCCCTGAACTGCAAAAAGTTGTTGATGAAACTAAAGCAGAGTGTGAAAAGGTAGTTGAAGAAAACACTCAGCTTAAGCAAAAAATTGCCATCTTAGAGCAGGCCGGTGGTAACCAGTCAGAGTTGTCATCTGAGAATTCACGATTAAAAGATGCAGCAGTCTTAGCAGATAAAGCTCTCAAAGATGCTGAAGCTCAAGTTGTCGGTATTAAAGCTGAATTTGAAGCTTTTAAAAACGATATTCCTGCAATGCAAACACGTATTGCTGAATTAGAAGCTGGAAAAGCGGAAGAAAATCCTGCTACAGAAACAGCAGCTAATGATTTTGAAAATTGGTCAAATGATCAATTAAAAGAGTATTTGGCTAGTAAAAACATTGGCTACAAGCCATCTGCAACAAAAGCAGAACTCCTTAAATTAATCCCGAAGGAATAATGCAATGAGCTTTATTACTGTAGATGACGCAAATTCAATTTTGGGCAGCGATTTTGCACCAGACAGTGATAAAGCTCGTCTGGTTCAACTGGCAAATGTCTGGATGAAAAAACGGATTGGTTTTGTACCAGATCCAATTGATCCACTTCTTAAAGATGCTGCATGTGAAATTATCAAAGGAATTCTGGCCAAGGAAATTTATAACGGCAAAGACCAGCAGTTGAAGCGTAAGAAAGTTAAAGCTGATTCTGTTGAGTCAGAAAAAGAATATCAAGACGGATCTGAAGCAATCTCTAGCTTTGAACAGATAGCAATTGATTTTATTGATTCACTTGATTTGAAAGACCCAAATGCAAGTTTTAATGGCTTTGGTATTCCACTTTATAGGGCGTAAATAATGGGCCTACATGACGAAATTCAGGCAGATATTACCGAAGCATTTAATGAAGATCTGGCGGACGCCGTTCATTCTTTTACTTGTGACCGCGTTATTAGTACCAACTGGAACCCTAAGACAAATACTTCGGAAAACATTATTGAACATTATGAAGGGCGTGGCGTTCTGTTTGGCTCATACAGTCAATATGAGATCCAAACACTTGGAGTTCTGGCCACAGATAAGAAGGCTACCGTGCTTCAAAATGAAGTTTCCATGACACCTAAAATTGATGATGAATGGCTAACAGCTTTAGGCTCATTTCGAGTTATCCATATTCAACAAGATCCAGCCAGTACAATCTGGAAATGTCAGCTTCGAAAAGTGTAGGGGCTAAAATGGTTAATCCTGATTATGTTCCTGAATGGTATATCTCGCCTTTTCAACATGTGCAGTACACGCTTGCTCGAAATCAACTACACATGGATTTGTTATTTGAAGATATGGATAAGGACGATCAATTTTTGGATATGGGAGCGGATGCGCAAGTTAGTACTTTTTCTGATGGCGCATATGCAATCGTCCAAATTGGTGATACGGCGGATAAAGACCGAATTCAAGTTTATGGATTGCTTTTACATGAAGCGGTTCATGTCTGGCAAATAGTAAAGAAGCGAATGGGTGAGCGCGATCCGAGTGTTGAGTTTGAAGCCTATTCAATTCAAGCGATAGCTCAAGACCTTTTTGAAATGTTCGAAGCAAGTGAGGTTAAAAAACATGGGGTGGAAGGGAGCAAGGCCGAGCAGCTTTAGTTTTGAAGTTGAGAAACAGGCAGATGAGCATGTAAAGAAAATCACTATGGATACAGTGCAATCACTCGTTGTTTCAAGTCCTGTTGATACTGGAGCTTATCGAGCTTCACATATTGTTTCTATTGGATCTGGTGATTACGGTGTGCGAGAGCCTTCTACTAATGCATTGCAAGATGCTGCGATTCAAGCTGTGAAATTTAAACTTGGTAGTTTGATCTATATTCAAAACAACCAGCCCTATGCTGAGCGCTTAGAGAATGGTTGGTCCGATCAAGCTCCGTTGGGTATTTACAGCACAACGTTTACTTACATTACTCAAAAGTATGGTGGCTAAATGGCAATGACTTTAGAGGAAGCTAGGCAAGCAATAGTCGACCGTATGATGAGCTTCACAGGAATTTCTCAAGACAGAATTAAATACCCAAATGCTCCAGGCTTTACGGTACCAACTAAAGGTTTATGGTGTAGTTTGACAATTAAATGGGGGCCAAGTTTCATTGCTGGATTAGCTGATAAGCCTTGCACTCGCCGCACAGGAAATATCCTGATCCAATGCTTTGCAAGACCGAATACTGGAGACGAGGAAATAACTGTATTAAGTGTTGAATTGCTTTCCCATTTTGAATATTTCAGATTCGAGCATTTAGAATGTTTTCAGGGTCAAACAATAGATGCAGGTAAAGATAATGATTTTGTGCGGTACAATGTGATAATTGGGTTTACGGTGAATTGATATGTCTTGCATGCTGACATTAGAAGAAATTGAAATTAAACGCCAAGAGCTAGAACGTCATTTACACGACATGATGGGTGCGGAGCTTCAAAAATGGCAAAGAGAAAATAAACTTTGCATCTCAGATGTAAATATCCGCCTTGCAAGTAATCACTGTTTAGGTGGTCCAAAACAAAACATTGTCACTGGTGTTTCAGTGGACCTAGATTACAAGCCTTAATCTCAAAACCAACCTAATTTACTTTTAAACGAACCTGTCCTTAGCGGCAGGTTTAATTTATTGATTTGTAGTATAATATCTGTAGGTCTTCCAATATAAAATGAGGTGGCAATGCAAGATAAAGCCATGGGTATTTTAAATGGAATAACAGATTTCAAAACCAGAGAATTCATTGATTCTGCCAATGTTATACATGGCGGAAAGTATTCGTACACTAAAACAGTCTATAAGAAAGCAAAACTTAAATTATTAGTTACGTGCAAAGAGCATGGTGATTTCGAAGTTTCTCCAGATAATCACAAAAGAGGACGTGGTTGCCCTAAATGTAGATATATTTCTGTAAGTGAGAAAAAGAAGAAATCACCAAAAGCTTTAATATCGGACTTTGTTGCCGTCCATGGTGAGAAGTATATATATCCAGAACCAAAAACGCGGTACGGCACAAAGGTAAAAATCATCTGCAAAGAGCACGGAGAATTTTTGCAAGATGTTACGGCTCATCGGAGTGGACAGGGTTGTCCGACGTGCGGGTTAAACAAGCCGTTAAGAATCACTCATGAGAGTTTTATAACTCACTGTGTTAATGTCCATAATAATTTTTATGATTATAGTCAAACAGAATACACAGGAATAAAGAATGGCTTAACCATTGTTTGTCCTATACATGGTCAATTCACACAAACAGCTGAGCTTCACTATTTGGGAAAAGGTTGCCGCAAATGTTCTATAGAAAGAAATAGTGAAAACAGGAAGCGCAGCAGAACAGATCTATTAGATGCTTTTAGGAAAGTACATGGTGAAGAATATTCGTACGAATTTGCAAAGATAGATGGCTCTTCAAAGAAAATATCCATATCTTGCAAACTACATGGAGTATTTATGCAAACACCTACTAAGCACCTTTCAGGGCAAAAATGCCCTAAATGCTCTATAGGTTCACCATATCGTAGAAGCTTATATGTACAGCAATGTGAAAAATATTCTAATGGGAAATCAAATTTATATGTTGTAGAAATGAGTTTCAAGGATGAGAAGTTCTTGAAAATTGGT